GTTTCCCAGTCACGATCGGCAAGTGAAGGAAGTTCTTACAGGACTTGCTCGTTTCACTGAAGAAGCGTTTGTCGGAGAAAGAGGAGCCGGGAACACTATTCGTAACGGTCTGGTTGGTAATGTGTATGGAGTAGACGTATACGTAACAAACCAGCTTCCTCAACTGGAAGCGAGCACAGGTGATGACACAGCAGCGGGTCAGGTGTCATTGTTCTTCCATTCTGATTCTACAGTTTTGGTTGAACAGATGGGTGTTCGTACTCAGCGTCAGTATAAGCAGGAATTCCTTGCTGATCTATTGACTTCTGATATGATTTACGGTGTTAAGAATCTTCGTGATTCAAGCATTGTACCTATCTTTACCTAAGATGTAAATGGGTGAGGAGCTTTGTCTCCTCCCCTTCTTTTTGTTCATTATTTTGTAATGTTCAATATTAATGAACAAGCTATTTTAGTGAACAAAAATAAGGGAAGTAAATGGCAGTAACTTTTCGTCAGTTAATAAACAGAGTTCTTCTTGTACTTGATCCTAATAATCAGGTATCGGACTCTGCTACAGAACTAACAGATGCTTATCATAAGTTGGTAGCTGCTTTTGTTAATCATATAAAAGAAGAAGTAGAAGATTCTCATAACTGGAGAAAATTACGTCAAAGTATCGATGTTACTATAAATGCTGGTTTGACGGATGCTACTATAGCAGGTACTAACGAAAGAAGCAGATTATATAGGGAATTCGATGAAGTAAATGGAATAGAGCGTCCTTTGGTTATAGATATAACTACAAGTGGCCAGGAATTTCCATTGCAGGAAATAGATCTTGCAAGACTAAGATATTTAAATGAAGTAAATCAGGTAACTAATTCAAGATTTAGTCCTCAGTTTGCTATAGATGATACTTCAGGTGACACCCTAGATTTAGCTGTGTATCCGGAATCTACAGTTAACAGAACATACAGACTTAATTTAATTGTTCCTCAGAGTCGCTTTAATACCAGCACGGATCTTAATACTAATATATTGGTTCCTGCCAGACCTGTAGAGCTGGGTGCTCTATGGTATGCTCTGGAAGAGCGAGGAGAAGAGTTAGGTGTTGACGGAGTATTTTCTGAGAATAAATACAGGAAGGCTCTGGATGATGCTATATCAAGAGATGCCGCAGAACAAGGCGGATACAATCTGGTACCTGTGTAATGGTAGGACAGCTTGAGCCTGTAAACCTTGTAGCACCGGGATTCCGGGGATTGAATCTATCTAGAGCAGGATCTATATTAGATCCCAGCTTTGCTACTCAGGCTAGTAATTGTGTTATTGATGATGAAGGACGCTTAGCGGCCAGATCCGGATTCTCTGATGTTACTACTACAGATATAACAAGCAATCCTACGATTAAATCTTTGTTTGAGTATAGAAGAGAAGCCGGAACTGTATCTACTATACTAGCATGGAACGGAGGCATATCAGACGACATAGCTGATCCTGAAGGTAATGATATTTCAGGAGTAGTTACAGATGCTGAAGGCAGATGGTGGTTTCAGAATTATAACGATAAGTGCATAGGATTTCAGGATGGACAAAAGCCGATTGTTTTCACTGGTACTGGTAATTTTGCTACTGTTGTGGAGTCCAGTGGTACAGCACCTACCTCTAAGGGAGGAGTTGGATTGTGCGCTTATGGAAGAGTCTGGGGAGTAGATTCTGATGGGCAAACGATCAAATATAGCGCATTGTTGGACGAAACTGACTGGGGCGGAGCTGGCTCTGGTAGCATTGATATGTCCAATGTGTGGACAGACGGAACGGATGTTATTAAAGCCATCGTCGCATTTAACGGACGTTTCATTGTTTTTGGATTGCGACACATTATTGTCTGGACGGATGGTACAGGATCGCAGCTTGGACTTGATCCAGCTAACATTACAGTCACAGATGTTATAACAGGTACCGGCTGCGTAACTCAGTGGAGTATTCAGCCTGTAGGAGAAAGCGATCTTTTGTACTTAAGTCGAAACGGAGTACAGAGTCTTGCTCGTGTAATCCTTACTAATTCTAATCCCGTAGAAACTGTCAGTAAGAACGTTAGAGACGACATGATAACACGCCTTAAGATGTTATCAGATACAGACGGAATCAGATCTGTGTATTCGCCCAGAAATGGATTTTATCTGATAACCTTCCCTGTATCCGGAACTGCTAATGGTATTACTTATGTAATAGATCAAAGATACCCTTATCAGGACGAAGAAGGTGACAGACTAAATATAATAACTACGTGGGATTTAGCTCCTACTTCATGGCTTTCTTCAGACGATTTCGAGCTTCGTCTGGGAGGAACCCATGGTGTAGGTCTTTATGCAGGTCTGGATACTGACAACGGAAGTACTTTCAGATTTATTTATGAGTCTCCTTGGTTGGAACTGGGAGAAGTATTTGCAGACAGGCTTAAAATTCTTAAGAGAATTGGTGGGATATTATTCATTCAGACCAGCGCGTCTGTAATATTTAAGTGGAGTACTGATTTTAATGCTTCATTTAATTCTCTTACCAAAGATATATCATCAGATGCTGCATCAGAATGGGGCATAGCTGAGTGGAGTATTGGAGAATGGTCCGGAGGATTGTCTCTCAGAATAATTAAATTACCTGCCAGAGATACAGGACAATACTTCAGGATAGGTCTGGAAGGAGATGTTAGTGGTCCATTTGCTATTCAACAATTAGAATTATTTACTAAGATAGGAAGACTTGCTTAAATGAGTGATTATACTCAAATAGTAGATTTTAGTGTTAAAGACGGACTAGCTACCGGTAATCCTGCTAAGCTTATTAAAGGAAGCGAAATGGATGCGGAGCTGGCTGCTATATCTACTGCTATTGCATCTAAGTATGATGATACTGATGTAGCCAGTCAGGCAGAAGCAGAAGCTGAAACAGTAGATAATAAATTAATTACTCCTCTGAAGCTTGCTAACTGGTCAGACGCAAATGGGGGCATGGTAGGGGATCTTCAGGGATTGGCAGATCCCAATGCGGACAGGCTTTTGTTTTGGGATGATAGTGAATCAGCAGCTGCTTTGCTTACTGTAGGTACCGGATTATCTATAACAACCACTACTATGTCTGTAAATGAAGCTGCTGTCAATCACGATAATCTGGCAGGATTTGTAGCTAATGAACACATAAATCATACATCTGTAAGTATAACCGCAGGAAGTGGATTGACGGGTGGTGGTGATATTTCTGCCACAAGAACTATCAATGTAGGTGCAGGGACCGGTATATCAGTTGCTGCGGACACTGTTGGTCTAGATACAGCTAATAACAGAAATGTTGATCACGGATCTGTTCAGATTATAGCAGGATTAGGACTTACAGGGGGAGGTGCTATAACAGCAAACCGTACACTTAATATAGGTGCAGGTACCGGTATGACTGTTAATGCTGATGATATAGCACTTAATCTGGGTTCACAGAATGACTGGACAGCGCGTCAGGACTTTGAAGGCGGAATACAGGTAGGAGACGATGCTACCAATGATGTAGGAAGAATTCCACAAGTATTGTATGGGTCTGTATTTTTTGATCCTCCTAGTATTGTAGGGCATGGTAGAGCTACTACTACGCTTACGATTACAGGGGCTGCTGTAGATGATCCGTGCACGGTTATAGGAACCGGAGCTATCCCTACAGGAGGAATAGTATATCAGGCTTATTGTAATACAGCTAACACTGTAACTATAGTTGCTGAAAACGTAACAGCGGGAAGCATTAATCCTACAGGTCAGGATATACACGTTATAGTGTGGAGAGGAATAACAGCAGTATAATGAGTAATTATCCTTTACAGAATGTTGCTGCGGATTTATCGGCAGGTGCAAGTGCTATTTTAGCCGCCTCGACGTGGATAGCAGAATTGACTGCAATTATGCAGTTGGCTGCTACAGGAGTAGCTATTGTAGCAGGTTTAGCTGCTGCATGGTGGCATATAGAGAAAGCCAGAGGCGCAAGAAGGGAGAGATTGAAAGATGAAGATAAGAAGGCTGGCACATAATGATATTGAGTATTGCGTTAATGCTGCCAGAAAGTTTTGTGAAATTAAGGAAAGACCTTTTGACGAAGAGCATTCCAGAAGTTTTATAACAGCTACTATTTATAATGGTCATGCTCTTGTAGCTCTTGATAGTAACGGAAAGCCTACAGGACACAGTGCAGCGCTGGTCTTTCCTGATATGTATTCTCCTCGACTTACTGCTCGTGTATTTACTACGTGGGGTAAGGGAGGGCTGAAATGCTTTGAGTATTTGCTTTCTGTTTTAAAAATGCAAGGAGTAAAAGAAGTTATAGCTGATTGTTGGGATGGAGATGAAAGGCTTTCTAATTATTATAAGAAGAAAGGTTTTGATAAGTCCTACGAGTTTTATACTAAGGAAATATAATATATGGGTGTAGATCCTCTAACAGCCGGATTAGGTATAGGTGGTGCCGCACTGGGATTTTTTGGGTCTCGTGAGCAGTCTCGTGCACTTGAAGATGCAGCAGGCAGAGCTACCACTGAGCTATCCCCTTTTAATATATTCACTCCGGGGGGAGGATTTGCAGGATTTGGTGACTTTACGGTACCTCGCTTTGTAGGAGATGTACCCGGAGCTGCAACAGGTCCAATAAGGGGTGGAGGATTTATTGATCTTCCGTTTACGCCGGGAGGAGGAAGATTTCGTAATCCGGGTGCAGGAGTCAGAGTACCGGGTATACGGGATTTACCTTCCGGATTTTTGACAGCAGCAGGCTTGCCAGCCGGATTTAATCCTGCTAATATAGACGGGCAGAATATAGGTATTGGTCTTGGAGATGTAGAACCTGCCAGATCCGGGCTTGTGAATCTTGCTAATCTGGGGATAGCACAGGCCGGTGCCGGAGGATTGCCTTCGAATGTAGCCGGTGCGGATCTTCTTGTAAGACAGGCTCTGGGAATAGCTCCTGATCAGGCATTATCGGGCCTGAGTACGCTTGAGAGCGGCGTTGGAGAAGTTTTGGGGGCGTCACAAAGGGGATTCGGAGATCTTCTTTCACAGGGCTTTAGAAGAGGTTTTAGCGGAGAGGCTTTTGATGCAGCGCGTCAACAATTTGGTGATGCGGGTATTACTGGTCAGCAGGCAACAGATACTGCCCTGGCTGCTTTGCGTGCCCGCGCACTTCCTGAGAATGAACGTGCTGTTGCTGGTACTCTTGACAGGCTCTTTGCTGGCGGTCAGTTGGGTACTACTGGTGGCGCTAATATCCTTGGCCGACTGGCTGAATCACAAAATCAACAGGATCTGGGATTTCAATTAGCTGCGCTGGAAGAAGGACGAAGAGCAAGAGAAAGCTCTTTGGGACTGGCCAGAGGATTCAGTGATATAGGTACCGGAACTACAGCACTTGGAGAATCCCTGCTTCAGGGTGCTTTCGGAAGATTTGCCACAACAGCAGGTCTGGGAGCAGATCTGAATACTCAGAGATTCCAGAGAAGTTTGTTGGGTACACAGTTCGGTACTGATTTATTACAGAGAAATTTCCAGAATCAAATTACTCTTGCAGGTCTTCCTCAGTCACTGAGAGCCGGAGATCTTAATTTTGCGTTGCAGGCACTGACTGGGCAGGGAGCATTGCAAAGTCAGGGGCTGGATAGTTTTGGAGCAGCGTTAGCAGCAGCACAAGCACAGGCTAATGCTCGTATAGGAGCCGGGTCTAATCTGGCAGCATTTGCAGAAAATCCTAATTTCGGAGCAAGTCCGTTCACAGGTATAGGCGATGCATTAACAGCATTTGCTGCTGCACGAGAAGGTAAGTAATGGCAGATTTTGCAGGATTCAATATAGAAACTCCACAGGAAGTTCTGGCTCGTTTAAGAGCACAAAGAACTTCTGCTTTACAGTCCGGAGATTTTAATGCTGCTACTCAGGCCAGAACTCTTAATCTTCTGGACGCTATTTTTGGTAACCCCGAAGCTCAGAGAGCTAAAGAAAAAACTGATGCAGCCAAAAAAGCTTTTACCGAACTGGATCAGGTAGAAGGCGAAGATGATATAGACTTCAGAAGACGTCAGACAGAAGCATTCTTTGCAGCTATTAAAGATGTAGACCCCGCATTAGCGGCTCAGGCATCAGAAAGACTGACTCAATTACAGAACGAAAGACTTGAAAGAGACAGACTTGCCAGCGCAGAGCGCAGACGAGAAAGTAACGAAAAGAGATTAAGCGATCAGGAAGAAGACAGACAGACTCGTTTAAGAAGAGCTAACTTGTTTGACAATCTGGGTTATGCTATAAACCGTAAGACCGAAGAAAGGGAAGTATTTGATCTTGGAACTGAAGAAGGTCAGGCAAGATTTCGTTTAGCCGCACAAAATCCTGATATGGAAATCCTGACTCGTGCAGAACTGGAAGCCAGAGGTGCAGACGAACTTTCTGATAAAGAAAGTGCTTTGTTTAACAGATCTACTTTGAGCAAGAAGCTGGATACATACGAAGCTATGACAGATTCTATCAGAAGACAAAACAGAATTGTACAGGTTCTTACTTCTGATCCGGATACTTTGACAGTAGCTACTAAGCTTGAAAAGGGAATTAATAACCTTGTGCAGGAACTTGGAGCAGTTCAGAGAGCTACAGCCATAGATCTTGGAGGGTTTAATAAAGATCTTCAGAAGGTTCGTAACAGAATAGCTCCTGAAGCGAGAGCACGAGGAGTAACGGATGCTATGGTTCTTAACCTTGCTTATTCATTAGCTCGTGCTATGGACCCCGGTGGACGTTTGTCTGACAAGGATTTGGAGTTAGCTTTAGATATGATTGGTGGGCGTAACGCCGACCCAAGTCAGTTTGCTCGTATAGCGTTGGAATCTACAGAGCTGAACACACAGAAGCTTACAGGAACATTCGAGGATATAAGAGAAGCTTTATCTGAGAATGAACTCAATGTTTTGGGGCGCTCTAACACACGTCTGGTTGATGAAAGAGACAAGTTACGTGAGGCAGTTAAAAGATTTGTTCCTGAAAATGAATTTGAAAGTATAATTAATGGTATTCCCGTAATTCCTCAATCTGTAATACCTTCAACTCCGGTACAGAGTGCTACACCTGAACAGCCGGGACAACCAACTACGACAGTAACCGTAAGATTACCGGGACTTGACTAATGCCAAGAGTAAGAATAGTAGTTAATGGTTTGCCGTTTACTGTAGACGGAGAAGGTACTGCGGAACAACTTGCAGGAGCGCTGCAAACACGCTTACAGGAAGACCCTTCATTATTTACTAAAAGAGCAAGACAACTGGGTCTGAGTGACGAGGATTTAATAAGCCTTGCACAACAGGCAGAAGGCGAAACACCGGGAGGATTTCGCGCAGAGACAGGCGGAAAAACAGACAGGTTTCTTATCGGAGCCGGGCGAACACTTACTTCGCTTGGAAGAGGTATCAGACAGATATTCTCAGGGGATGAAACTGATAAAGAGCTGGCAAGAAGAGAGAAAAATGAAAGAGAATTGTTTGCGCAGCTGGATGATCAGGGAATAGGATTCGAGGATATAGGTCAGTTTGCTCCTGATGTTGTAGCATTTTTGGGAAGCGGTGGTCTTGTTTCTTTGGGTATCCGAGGAGCCGCATTAGGAGCTGCGACAGCAACTATAGAAGGAGAGAGCCGTGCAACTAATACAATTGTATCAGGACTTTTGTCTGCTGCTGGACCGGGTGTTGCCCGTGCAGCGGGTGCTGTATTTCGTACCGGAACTCGTATGGGTGCCGGCGCTATTCGTTCTATCGGGTCATTAGCCAGCAGAGGACAGATAGGTCAACAGTTAGGTAAAGTAGCAGGACAAGCTGCTAATCTGGTTAATAATCAAAATCAGGCCATAAAAAGAGTCGGTGAGATAGCCCTTAACAGAGCTGCTGATATTGTTCAGAGAATGAACGCCCGAGGAAAGGAAGGAGTAGTAGCCGAAGCAGTTAATACAGCACTTCGTAGTTCAATACGTCAATCCGGAAATACAAATGTTCTGGATTTCACAGCTTTCAACAGAGAATTGATAGCAATTGCTAATTCAACTCTTAATAAAGAACTTGGAAAGACCTTTGGAAAGCAGTTGGCAAACCTTAGAGCTACCTTTAATGAGCTTGGAAAGATAACAGAAATGACACCGGGACAGGCTCAGGCGGTCCTACAAGCAATTCTAAGCCGATCTGAGGCACGTTCTCTGGCTAAGGCGTTACGTAATGCAGGGACACAGAGCGCTAAGAAGACTATAGCTCAGAGGCTTAAGGATACTGCTCTGGCCATACCCGGACAGGAAACAGGAGTAGCTACGGCACAAGCACTAACGGGAGAGTAAAAAATGAGAAGACTTGTCATACCAACTACGTTCAGGTTAATAAATAAAACGTATACAGTGGAAGAAATGAATCATGATATTCATGATATTTCGGAAGCTTGGGGAGCACACAACGGCGACCTTGAACGTATAATGGTTTATGTTAATGATAGAAAGAGGAACCATATAGAGCATACTTTTTTACATGAATTGATTCATGCTATACTGGAAGCAGCTCAATTAAACGAGCTTAATAAAAATGAAGATTGTGTAGATCAGTTAGCTGCATTATTGCATCAGTTTTTACAGACAGCAGAAGGTTCTTTGATTTAGACAAAAAGAAAGGGAGCATTGCGCTCCCCTAGGTTCTCTCCCCTTCCCCCGTATTCAGTCAGGCTGGCGGGGGATTTTTTATAAGTGCACACTTCCCAGCTTTGAAAGCAAGTCTAATGCTATCTGCACGTTAGGATTTTTCTCCAGATGATCAATTAATTCATCTATTTCTTTAAGTCTTGTTTCCAGATGCGATTTTTGTTGTCTTAGTTGTGCTGTTATAGGGATTTTTGTAAGTCCTACAGCCTGTACAGGTCCTCCTACATCCACTAATGCTCCTGATGCCACAATTTCCTCCTATTTCCATTTACTCATCATTGCTCGTTTACTATTCTCTGATACGCTTATCCATTGACAGTTATCTTGTATGTATCCTTTATTAGGATCTATTCTGTCAAGGGACATGCCTTTTCTATAATCATTTTTCAGTGACCATTCTCTGAACTCCTTAAAGTTTTTAAATCCTATCTCCAGTCCTTTCCATCTTCTTATTTTAGCTCCGTCATACTTAGTTCCTCTGACTCTGCCTTGCATGTTATGCCATGCCTGATAAAGTCTTATATATCGTATTTTTCCTTCCTTAGTTTTCCATTGCGTATAACGAATCATTCATCTTTTGCCATCCATATGTTGATCCCAAGTCCTTTCGAATCTTTTACGACGTTTGTTGTAAACTTTTTGACTCCATAATCCTTCACACCCTACATAGACAGGCTCGGGTCCGTTAGATCCAATAAAATACACATTATAACCCAACGTATTCATGCAGTCAATAACAAAACGCTCTCTGGGAGTAGGATAGTCCCACCATTCTTTGTAGTGAGCGCATCCTGTTAACAGCAGTAATGCTACAAAGAGTAAGCATCGCACGGTAAACCCTCCGGATAATCTTGAGGAAGTCTGGTACCGGTTCTGTTCTCACACTTAGGTTCATATTGTACGGGCTCTTCATAAGCAGGTGCTGGTGTACAGCTCACTATAAGTGCTCCAAATACAAAACACATAGCTACAAATAAAAATGCGGTAATACACATTTTGTAAATATCATTCCATGTCATTATCAGTCACCGTTTTAGCTACAGGCTTTTTGTTTTCTTCGCTGGTCCAGGGAGGCATTCCCTGACTTCTGTAAAATTCATTATCAAGAGACGTATTAAGCTGAATCAATCTAAGTCCGGCTCGTCGACACAAATCTCTCAAGGTTTCAGGTATATTATGCATCTCTGACCACCATTTAAGAGCTTCCGCTAGTCCTAAATCTGTCTGATTCATATTTCATGCTCCTTATTTTTGGGCCTCGAAGGTTTCATATATACTTTTAGTGTACCATATTTTTTATCTTCGTACAAGGTATTAGCCCAGTAAAATTCGTCTTTAGTTTCAGTTCCTTTTGGAAAAAACACAGGTACTCCTTCAACTATAAATATCAAACCTACAGGAACATTGTTGGCATACACCATAGTAACCCATTCCGGATCAGTATACATCATACCTATTCGTGAATGCTCTACTACAAGTTTATGAGTCTCCTCTGTGTGTAATTGTTTTTGATTTTCCCACACAGAGTAATGTGCTTCCGTGTACATTACTCCGCCTACCAATCCAGAGAGGACCGCTATTAAAAGTATCATTACATTAATTGCGCTTTTCATCTATCATATCCCGAAGTATTGTGTATGTACTTTCTTGTGTTACCAACTTAGTAAACCAGAACTTAAATAAAAACCATCTTGTGTAAAGTTTTTGTCTTCTCAAATATTTCTTTTTTTGTATATATAAGCTTTCTTGGTTTTGTTTTTGTAATTCTATAGATTGATGAATAGGTTCATCTTTTAATATATCAACCAGATCAAAATATAGATTTCTTAGTTGGTCATAAGGTTCCTGATTTATTCTTTCTCTATGCTTGATTTCAAGATTTTTAAGAGCAACAAACCAAGGATCTGATTTATTATATTCATACAATCTCAAAGGACCTTTTCTAGACCCATAAGCCATCGCTACTTACGTCTTCGTTTTGTCGTATCAGGAGATGTTTCTTTATGAACTGTTCTCATTTTGCTGGCTACATTTCGGCCTGCCGAAAGAATGACAGGCCACAGGAATGATACTATCAACAACAAAACAGAACCCAATAGTATCCATCTGAACATAATTATTCTCCAAGTTCTTTACGAGCTTTTTGAGCACTCTTTAAAACTTTTACCATTTTATTGATGTCTGAATTATTTAAGTAGACTTGTTTATCTTTCAAAGATACTCTGTAGGGACAATCATCGTCAGAATCATGCAAATCTACCTTTACAGAAAATTCAGCACTATTATCACTTAAAAAGTCAGAAAAAATTATTTCTCTGTACATTAGTTACCTCCAATAGCTACTTTACCACGAAGAGCTTCATCAACTATGTATGTGTTTGTTCCTTCTGCTCCTGTTGGAACTCCATAGAATTCAACCGCTTCTCCAAGTCCTCCAAGGACCTGTATATCTCTATACAAAACTCCGCCAGATCCGCTGAGCGCGTTTGCTTTAAGTTTGATAACATCGGCTTCAGCCTGACCAACTGCGAGTATGCCTTTTGCAATCTCTTCCTGTTTAAGTCGCTCACCTTCTCCCTCCTGCTGTAGTTCATACTTGTTAGCTTCGGCAGCCTGCTCTCTTTTGAATTTTTCACCTTCTGCTGTATTCTGAACTTTAATAGCTTCCTGCTTAGCAGCCTCTGCAAGCCGTGCCTGAATAGTTTCTTCCTGAGCAGCCTTAGCTTTACGCTCCAGAGTAGCTACGAAATCTGTATTAGTAAACTCAATATCAGACAGGTTTGCTGTTATGCGTATTCCCATTGTTTCCAAACGATTACCAAGTTCATTAGTAAGTTGTTCCTGAATACGTGCCCGACCTTCACCTGTATATACTTCATCAGACATAAGTTCTGACGTATTGTTGCGAATAGCTGATCGTGCAGCCGGATAAACTACTTTATCATACCATTCTGTACCAATATTTTCAATTAAGTTAGGTACGTTATGATCCATCAAACCGATCTCAAATACAACATCTACCAGAATAGGTTGTCCGTCTTTAGTGTTTGATGGAATGTCCAGCTGTGGATAACGATTCAATCTGGTATCTACAACAATTACATCATTACTGAAAGGTTCAATCCAGTGTGTACCGGTATCCAAAGTAAATTCCTGCATACCTCGATCTTCACCGAACTGTTTAACTACCAGACCTACTTCACCCGGGTCGATCTGGGTTATCCCTCCCATCCCGTAGATTCCCATTATCAAACCGAGTACCATTGTCGCTATTAGTTTCACTCCCATTGTCTTCGCTCTCCTCAGTGTCGTCGTCATTGTTTCTCTCCTCAAGATCTAGCCCTAAAGCTTTTGCTATTTTACGCCATTTTTCTCCGTTACGCAATGCCTGTCGTAGCCGGTTATCCGCATCTGTTGCTGCTGAGCTGGCTTCATCTACTTCATCTAGTGCTATGCGTAGTTGGGTCTTCACATAGGTTACGGGGTCGCTCTTTACAGGGTCCGTATCCGCAGCCTTTTGGGCCTGTACATTCTCTGATGTAGGTTCTGCTGAGGTAGCACCAAAATGTCCTTCCGCTTCTCTCTGTTGTTCTGCCTGTCGTTCCGCCGCCCAATGATTCACGCATGCTCGCACATGAGCACAAAAGTCTATTATAAACTTGCCTTTCGCTTGCTCTTCTGTTACCCATTCTGATTGTACCCCCGGACCATTTGGAATAGGATAAAGATAACGTCTCTTAGTACCATTCATCTCCATTTGGAGAGCTTTTATGATTTCGTAATCACTTAACTTGTTACCCGGACCTCTGGTCATCTCAATATATCCTCACGTTTTTTAGGATCTGAAGCATATCTTTCTCGTGGATATGCTCCACAGCTTCTACAATTGTATTGTTTGTATTGTAAAACTCTGGTTCTTTTGTATCCTTTGAATCTCAGATCTGTACTACCGCAATTAGGACATATAGGGTCTGTTCCCGGCTTCATCCACAAACCTCTGTTAGGATGATTAGTTATCCAGGGTAACAAGAAATAATACACATCACGCAGTAGCTTGGTATCTTGAATATTATACTTTTTCATTGTTGACCATGCTTTTGGGTCTCCTTCCAGACACTTCTTCCACAGAAGAAATCCTTCATGTAATACTTTTTCTCCTACCCCCAGATACTGACCTACCCAGTTTAGTTTGTTAGATGGAAAACGAAAATGTTTCTTAGCTACATTCTTAAGATCAATCTGATCATAAGGAGACGGAGGTAGATAACCATGTTTTATAAACTCTCTGTTTATATGTGGAACATCAAACCTGCTTCCGTAATAATGAATCACAACATCAGCTTCATCTAAAAGATACCACAATTCTTCCAGCATTTCTTCTCTTCCGTCGTGGTACTCGGAACGAAATATAGTTATGTTTTTGTGCTGCCATCTTGCAGCAAAGCAAAGCATTCTTGTAGGTTCTTCTATTTGTTCAATAGTCATACCACCATGATACAATTGAGAATCCCAGAACCAGCCCAGATTAGGGGATGTTTCTATATCTATCTCAAGTATTTTAATGCCAGTATAGTTACTCATGGCTGTAATCTATAGTTATGATCATCAGTTAATTTTTCCTCTTCTTCTAGTAGTTTTTCAAGTCTTGCAAGAGCGTTCCAAGCAGCGTGCGCAGCGTGACTAAGTCCGCTGTCGGAGTCATCGTGTTCGTACCCTTCCGCGAGCAAATGACGCAGACATGCGGCTGTATATCTATTGAAGCCGTCAGGAACTTTCTTCCATCCCCCTCGTGTGTATTTAGCAGCTCCAAAGGTGCCGACCTTCGCCACAGCGAGTAAAGCACGTCCAAACATGGGTAGCAAAGAGGCGTCTGGTTTTCCTGCATCTAATTTGGCTCCGGGTGCATGTTGATCAATATTGTTAGGATCTGATTCATTCAAAAATTTTTTTAGCTTTTCCTTTTCTTTACCCGCTCCAAGCAAGGCTTCTGTTTCCAGTTTTGTTCTTTCTAGTTCACTGGGATTTGGCACTTTTATAATTCCTCCCGGTCTAGTCTTAATAAGAGGTCCGTCTAAAATTTTCCCTGCCAATGGTCCTTTATATACCACATTATAATATCCCGGTTCTGAAAAAGCTTCAGGATTTGTATACAAAGCACCTGCATCAACAGGATTTTGTATATAACTAACTCTAAATTTATTTGCCATACGGATTATCGCTTGCAGTCAGTTCTTTTTTAGCTGCGTTTAATTCATCAGCAGTTTCCCTCATTTCCTTGGCTATTTCAGGTAACTCAGCACCTTCTCCCTTAAATCCTTTACGAATACCTTTAATACCACTACCAATATCCCATCCTGCATTACGCAGCTTTTTAGTACCAAAGATCAATACTACTATCAATAGTATGATTAACAATTGTGTTATACTTATTCCCATTAGTAATGCTCTTCTATGTGATCAGCTATTTCTAAGAAAGACATATTCTCTACGTCATTAAGGTCTGACAGTTCGTCTTCTATAGGATTTATATTTTCAGCTCCAAATTGCATAAGACTGGTTATAAAGCCGTTTCCCCTAAGATCTTCGTCATCTAAACCAAAAGCTTTACCTAGTACTCCTAAACAGCAGTATCCTACTTCTGAACTTGGAGACTCAGTATTATAATAACATGCTGATTCATCATAATAATCGTCGAAATTATCATAAGCGTCATTATAAACAACAAGACTTTCTCTGGCCTGCTCGTACTCTCCGCTTCTCAGGGCTTCTAACCAAACCTCTTTAACAAAAGGATCTAATTTAAATTCAGGCGTGTCTGTGCTCATTTACTTTCTCCTTAGCTGCTTTATAGACTTGTTTAGGACAGTCTTTTACCAAATGATATTGTGGATAAGTTTTACCTAAAGAGTATACCTGATCCATAATATGTCTGGTATTGGCTCTCATAAATTGACCACGGCTTACTCTACCATATTTGCTCAGTAATTTCAACTTTTCAGACGGAAACAAATTCTGACGAATCATTTTTGCTAATTTCTGATTCAAACTTTTTCTCCTATCCCCCCAAAAAGTCAAAAATCCCATCCTGTATTCTCTGGAACTTCTATCCCACAATCATAACAACGGACATCTCCGGGAGGTAATCCCAAAGGAACGGCATCTTGACATATTCTTCTATGTTCACATCCCAAAAATTTTATAATTTCTTTAGGTACCTTAGAAGGAAATACTCTATTCTCTGGTTTTTTAGAAGACTGAGCAGCATCCCATACAAATACCGGTATTTTCATGTATTTAGCTATATACTCAGTTAATTTTAACTTCTGGGTTGCTTTCCGTTCTTGTTGTAAGATAATACACAAGTCAACAGACGGCCCGGTCTTGAGGAAACTGCGTAGCAAACCTCTTTGTTTGGGTTTAAAATAGCCTTTAGTCTCGATATAGCGTAATACGGGTCCATTATTTTCGGATTGAATTCCAGTAATACGTATATCCGGGGTATAAGTCCTTTGCTGAACAACACGTTTACTGCCGCATTCCAGACATGTCCCCTTGACTGTCGATGAGGAGTAATTAAAGGTATCACTTTCCCCTTGTTCGCATTTGTGAACACGTCCCCTGCCAAGACTCTCTGCAAGTCCTTCATAGACTCGAAACTCGAACTCTGAGGACCAAATTTGTCCGTTCGGGGCTTTCCATCGTCTGTCGGCACGCTTCTTACCTACCTTACCCATATACACACATTAGTAAATAAAAACCCTATAAAACCTGAAATAAAAGCTTCTCCAAGTAAATTGGCATATAATGCCATGCCGGAAACAAACAACAATCCACACCCTATACTTGAAAATATAGCTCTAGCAACATTAGGCACATTATCTCTCCCAAAGTTTAACCTCATAAAACCTTTGAAGCCATTCAATTTCAGCCCTTTCGTGGTCCCAACAATGAGGTACCAGATAGCCTAAATCGTTAGCTTTAATTAGCGCTGTTTCTCTGTAATCATCGTAGTAGTCCCAATTCAAACCTCGTGATTTCATGAGATAATAGCCTTCAATACAAACCATGTATACATCTGCAAGTTTAACTTCATCTGAGATTTTGTCCGATAAGCCAAAAGATCTTCGAACCTCTATTTCAGCCTTGTCTTCCAGTTCTTCATATGATCCGCCTATTTTTATCTTAACTGGTTTAGAAAGGTCATTTACCAGCATTTCGTGAGCATCATGTAAAAGAGCCTCATACGCAAATTCGTCAGGAACCATATGACTTACTTTAACACAATGTTCTGCAACGCTATAAAATCGGTCACAATGACCTGTAAATCGACATAACTTACTAAGAGAGCGTGCCACAGTTTCCGGATAAAAGTCCTGTCCGTCTCGATCAGGATACCATCTGTGACCGTCACTTAGCTCTATGTAAGGCTCAAGTTTATCCATTTCTGAGTCCACACGCTCTTTAAGTGTTACCATTTACACATCCTCAAGACCACAATATTCTACAAGTTCACGTCTTGCTGTAAGAAAATTATCTCTTAATTGATGAAAATCTTTATCTTGTATTTCTTTGAAATCTGAATAATGCACAAAAGCATAATCAAACCCCTCAATATCTACAATCTCGTCTATGTATCTAAACTCTGTACCATTCATAATAATACCTCACATATTGGCCAATAAAGCCAAAGAACAAACTATTATAGTATCTTCATCTACTTCGACAAACTCAAAACTAATATCTTCTTCAATACAGAAATAAACAGTATATATTATCCATGCAATAAATAAAGACAAATAAAACATCCAAAATGATAAAATAGAAAAATAGTACATTAAGTAGTTACCTCTTCTGGTCTGCCGGGAGGACTCCAAAGCTGTCCTCTGTATGTTTGTATAAATACTAATCTGGCGTTCTCCAATGCTGCCTGATAAGCAGTCATTCCTTCAGGATATTTATCAGAATATTCCTCAATGTTGTCTGCATAGGCTTCTACAACGTTACACCACAGGTAGTCTTCGGTATCCCTTCCTTGCTGAAAATCATCATGATCTGTCCATTCCTGTAGAAGTTTTTGTGCTTTCTTTTCTCCTACCTTATACAAACCCTGTATATTATCTGTAGAATCTCCGCACAATAACTGTGTCCAGAATACCGATCTTGCTTCTTCTTCATCGGGTTCGTAAAACACTTTTTTAGAGTAGTCATAATGAAGACACGGTATTTGATCCAAATCCTTATCTATTGTACAAACAACAGATTTTTGTAAATCCATATGTGCCAGTATACTGCATTCATCGTCAGCTTCATGTCCTTCTACTACATCCGCATTCCAGTAATCACACAAATAATCTCGTATTGCCTGATAGTGTACAGGCTTGTACGCGCTGTCTCGGTTTCCTTTGTATTTCTTAATAGTAGCTAATGTATTTCTGAAGTTGTTGGGTCCTGATAATAGAACAGTTATTTGTTCAGCTTCTCCATGCTGTTTTTGCACATCATTTATACATGCCTGTATTGTTAGTTTTACTCCTCGTAAGGCAAATTCCAAAGGTTCTGCCTCAACTATACATTCTTTACTCAATACCTTTGCTTTGGTTTCTTTGAGCCATGCTTTCATTTGGTCACCAGCAGTTTCTTCTTTTGTTCTCACAAAGAATATTTCCTGCATGGTACCGTTTTCGTGCTCGGCTATTACCTGATAGTTATGAGTTTCAGCAGCAAAGCCTGCACGATAAACAATAGGATCAGCGTCTATAATAATGTGCATGTTATCTCCTAAAAATAGGGGCTACTAACGTTGCGCTTTCACCCCAAACTCCCCACCACGATCGTGACTGGGAAAC